AAAAATAAGATTAAGAGCATTTCAAAGTCTGCTGCTGATGGTAACTCAAACATATACTTGACCATGTTCTTATATGGTATCTGATATAAGAATGATTTGTCCTCATGATCTCCGGGTAGAAACCCGATCTCTCTGGTCGATACAAGCGATCTGACGATGTATATTTTCTCGTAGGGTGTCGAAGTATCTAACACGTCACACAGTGCGTTAAACAGCGTTATAAAGGTCTTTCCTGTACCTGCTGCACCGTATGCAATTATGTTCTTATTGTTTGAATATGACTCAAATAACTTTTGCTGATTCTCTGTAAGAGGTTCGATATCTCTCAACATATCAGCGTTGATTGGTTTTTTCCTCTTCATTTGTTTTGCCGTGAGTCCGACACCTATTGGCTGTTGTTCTGCTTTTCTTTTTCTTGGCATATTAAACAGGTCTTACTTTAGAACCGGGAGCTTTAGATGCTTTATGTAATACATCATTCCAACCGGGGTGTGTCTTACGAAGTTTATCATAGACTTCTCCGACCTCTCCGACGTTTGCAACTCCTTCCATCCAGTCTCTATCCCAATCAGGATTATCTTTTCGCCATTGATCGTACTCGGTCATTGACATCTGGATTTCTTTTTGTTCGCCAGTTTTCAAGTTCTTTACAGGATAAGTAGGCATAGGTGTTTTAAGTTTTGTAAATATTTAGACTTCATCAATCCGAACCATCGTCATACATCTCATCATAACTCATAGGTGCAGATGAAAAAGTCGCAGGAGATTTATAAGCATCCACATCGGAATATACTTCGCTCTCTAGTTCTTCAACAATCTCCTTAAGAGCCATGACTAAGACTTTTAATTTTCCTTTGTCCATGAAAACTTTTCATTTTATTTATTATACACAAAAAAAGAGGAAAGGTCAACCCTTTCCTCTTGGATTAAATAGTTTCCATTGTTTATTGAAAACTACATCTAAGTATACCCACTTCGCATAATGAATCCCACGATAACACAGGAGAGCAAATACTTTCTCTGGGTTATGAATTTCTGGATCGAAATCTGGGATTTCGGGTGGTTCCCACCCTATACGTATCATGGGTCTTTACCTTGAATAAAGCAGGTGTGCTTCTGCGTAGATAATGGTCAGAAACACAACGCTAGCTGCGAGAATTTCTGCTGTAACTAACATGATGCCACTCAACTCTTAGATGCGAATTTACGCTCTACTTTAATACCACGATACATTAATTCGTGACGTTGCTTTTGAGCGGCTTCTGCGAGTACCTTTGCGTTGTACTCTTCGGAGTCGTAACTAACTCCTCTGTATGTGACTTGTGCCATTTGGTTTCTCCTAAAGTAGTTGGACTTTTAAATCCGTTCCTTCAGTCGGCTTTTGCGTCCCTACAATCTAAACCATACTTTTCACCAAAATCATAATACAACTCAATAATTTCCTGCCTATCTTCTACACTAAGGTCGGGGTAGACTTTAGCACGATCAACAAGAGTGTTTATATCTGTACATGATACTGTAACTATGGTAGTAACAGCACTTGATGCAGCAATTAAAGTTTGAATCATAAGGATGAACGAACCCGTTCCGAGTCGGCTTACTTGCGTCCGATGATAAAAGCATCACAGTCATCTGACACCTTTGTTCTCAAGTAATCTATAAGATACTCGTGAGCATCAGAGTTAAGATTCTTATCGCTAAGTATCTCAATTCTGTTTTGATTCCATTCCGAACAAGACATTTCCCAATGGGAAGCATTATGTTGAGTAAGGAGTGATGCCAGTAGTGTGAGTTCTATCATTTGGATGAACGTAAAGGTATGTTAGCATACCCACACTATTTAGTCAAGTAGTGTGTAGTAAAAGTTACAGAAAACCCTACAGGTCAAAATTTTGGCGGGATTTTTTTTCGACTATTTTTTAAACTACTTTCGCTTTTTCTTTTTAGGTGTTTTTGTATTATTATATCCCCACAGTGCAGGTTTGATTGTACCCTTACCATAATCAATAATTTTTATACCCATCTTAAACTTATCATAATACATATCAAATAATTTAACTCTTGTGCCTCTAGTTAAATCTCGATGAACTGTTCCATCAAGTTCATACGTTACAATCCAAGCATCTGATGGTGCATCACTAGTGCTTACTTCATCTAATGATCCATTTTCAACTAAAATTTCACATCCATATTGTTCTTTCAAAGACTCTTTCTCAGATGGTGTCCAATAAGTTTCCCTAATATCTGATTTCTCTGATTTATTAGTCTCCGATAATTGCCCTAATGGTTTAGTCATGAACGACCTCCCCAAGTAATTTGTGGATATGCTGCTGATACAACTTCTTTTGTAATTTTATATTTGTCTGTTAGTTTTTTATCTTTGACTAAGATAAGTATCTCTGCTTCAAGTGGATGCAATCCTTCAAGAATATTGATAAACATTGTTTCCCTACGGAGACTACTTAGTTTATCATTACCACCTTTTAAAAAGTTGTAAAACTTAGTATATTCTTTACGAATCGATGCTTGTCCTTGGTCTTGAGAACCTAATGAGTTAGAACCCATTTCAGACATCTTATCAACTGCATCACTGATTTTATCAGATAATGTGCCTGTTACACTATTATCTTCTCTAGTATTACCATAAGGAACTTCACCTGGTGGTAAAACTGATATTGCAGTCTCATCAAAATTCCAAATAAACAAAGCCATAATTGAATCGTGTGCATATCTTTGAAGCACTTCAATCTTTTTTGCCTTAGTTCTTTGTTTTGATGCTGCATCTAAAACTTCAAAGGCAAAAGGAATCTTTGGTAAGTTTGGAATTGCTGTTGTTTTTGCTTTAACAACTTTTGGTTTAGTCGTCGTCATCTTCATCGTTGTTGTCATGATTTTCAAATCTGAATGCTACTATTTCGTCAGGAACTATATTACCATTTCTATCATACATCTCTGGGTGAACTTTTTCAACCTCTTGATAATTCATCATGTAATCTCTTGCAACCCATCCACCTATTACTCCTACAATTAGAAACAATATAAACAGAAATGCTGCGAACACAATGCTTACTGCTAACATAATTCTCCTGAGATTATTTTTTTGATTTTACATCCAGATAAAAGTCTAAATGAATGTTTATGTCCTTGTTAAAAAAAGAAATCATCTTATCTAACAACAGACGAAATGATTTAGGTCTCTTTTTTTACCTCCTGAGAGTATCAACTCAAAACCACGATCAATGTGGTCAGTTGATTTATTTATGTCATTATTTTGCGATTTTATTTTCTCGCAAGAATTCGATTGTGTCAACACAACCTCCTAGTTTTTTACCATCAACCACCACTTGTGGGAAGGTTGATCCTTGACCAAATTCACCATAAAATGAATCACGATCAAAGTCTTCATTTAAATTATACACTACATAACTCAGTTTTGTCAAGTCCATCACCTGTTTAATTTTATCACAATATGGGCAACCGTCTTTTGAGTAAACTGCAAAGTTCATATGTCTTGTTAAATAATGATTTATAAATTTAATGTTTTCTTATTATATCAGATAAATGTAATTAATCAGCACTTAACCAAATATATGCAGGTAAAGTGTTAACACACTCAGTTCCCCTACCCCACTCTGCGTATCCTGCAGTTCCTGTTCTACCTGGATTACCAGTGCAAAAACCAAACCCAAATCCAGAGTCAGCACCAACATTACTACTATTATCACCTGGTCTACTATTACCTTCATCTAATGGACATCCAATCCATGCACCTGCTACACCAATACTATCAATATTAGTAATTGTTGGATGTGAATCTTCGATTGTCAATCTATAACCCTTGATTGATTCAATATCTAATGAGTGTTCAGTACTTTGACCTCCACCTGCTTCAATACGTTGAGACGTATGAGACTTTTCAGAACCTTGATTCTGTCCAGCAGTTGAGTTTGTTGAGTTATTTGCCCACTTATTCAATCCATATGATTGCATTCGATCTTCCGAACCAGTAACATCATGGAAATCTGG